TCTCTGTAACGCTCTATTACTTTTCTTGCTCTCCTACGCCATTCTTCTTCTGTTTTATCAGCGTTCTCTAGTTCTATGTGCCAGTATTGCGCTGTGCCTTGTTTTAATTCTAGTGCTGATCTAGTATCTTCGCTTGCCATATACTTTTTTCCTAGTTAACTTATTTTTTTCTTTTTTTAATTTTTTAATTGACATTTCATAAAAAGTGTAATCCATTTTTTTAAAATTACCATCATATTTTTCTAGTTTAGCCATTAAATTCTAGGTTGTTTTCTATTTTTTTCTGATTTTAAATGCAAATCTATAAGTTCGTCAAGTGTTGGTTGCTTAAATAATTCTTCTAGTGGGTCTTTTTCTTTTGGTTTTGGTTTTATATTTTTATATGCCATAGCTAAATATCTGAAGCTATCGCTTGCATGTGATGCCCAATTATGCAAAGGATTTCTTTTAAAAACTCTTTTAATATCGTCCCATTCTCTTTGGTAATTTCTTAAAGCATTGAGTCCATTCTCACATTTTTCTTCATCAAAATAACAATGTTCTAATAATAATCGTGCTGCATTGATGCCATCATCTACTTTATGCATAGGAACTATTCTTGGTTTTCTGCCCATATTAATTAATGTTTCCGCTCTTGTTCTTCCAGTACCTAATTCTCTAACCTTTGCATCATGGGGTAAATAATCATCTCCCCAGTAGGTATACGGCAATTCTTCCATCATCTTAACATAATGGTCTAAGCCTACTCCACCACTTTCATAGTAGTTTATAATACGGATTTCTCCCATAGTAACTTGAAAAAACCATAAAGCACAACTATCGGATATTCCTAAATCCCATGCCACATGCACAGGCAAAGTTTCATCATAGTCTACTTTAGTTATTCTACCATCTTGTTCCGCATCTATAATCATATTACCATAGTATGCGCCTTTGATAGCCGCAGCCCAAGAACATTCAAACTCCTGCATATATTCATCTTCGCCCATTTGTTTCTTAGCAGCTTCTAATTCTTTTTGGTCTACAACTTTAGTTTCCGAAGCTCGATAGATTACTCTATGCCAATCAGGGTCATGTTTTGCATCTTCATACAATCTCCAGAATTGATTCCTACCTTTTGGTGTACCAATAAATATCGCCCACCCTTTCCTATCCACTAATGCAGGTCTAACAATTTCTCCCCACATTCTTGGGCTCATATCCGCATATTCATCAAGAACAACACCATCAAGATAAATCCCAC